ACAGGTTTTGGCTGAACTGTTAAAGCATTAGCACCTACGGCTGAACTAGCAGTAGCCTGAGTGCTACCACCAATAGCACGAGAACCGTACTTAGCCATATTCTCTGGAGTATTAGGAGCGCGATATAGTTTCCAGTTTCCTGTGTTTACGCCACCAATCCAAGAATAATAATAGATAAAGTTATCATCTGCTTCTGGAGCATCAGGTCTTACAGCATAGTTAGCCATAGGGTCGTTTTGCGCCCTATTCATTGCCTCCGAAGCCATACGTTGTTCGCGTGTTCTTTGCAACTCATCCATACGCTCTTCGCGAGTTTGAGCAGTAATTGAAGCAGAAGTAAATTTATTGGCTACGGCAGTAGTGTTAGTTAAAGTTGGCGATTCAGCAGCACCTACTTGTATGTCAGCATCTTTTTCATACTTTTCATTAGCAGCACGTACGCTAGCAGGACTGGCAGGAGCAGGAGTTGCTGTAGGACTAGGAGTGGTTGCTGGAGTAGACGCAGGAGTCGGAGTAGTTCCTTTAGCCCGTAATTGTGTGCGTTCATCTGTTTCTACCTTTGGTGCTGGAGCAGTATCTGCTGCTTTAACACTTGCTGGAGTAGGAGTTAAAACAAGATTAGCCCAGTCAATGTTACCCCAGTCAAAACCTTCCCAAATATTTATATTAAATTCCATTTGTTATCCTATTTGTAGTTGACTCTGGAGGGATTGGGCTACGTTAACTGATTGATTTATGGCTCTAGAAGTATTCGCATTACGGGGGTCGTCCATAGTTAAAGTAGATAATTCAAAATCGTTAGGCAAACGATAGTTGCCTTTTTCATCTTTATAGTTTAATATACGAACCATAAGTGGGTCATCTATTCCAACATAGGTTTCTAAAGCCTCAGAAAGAAAATTTGAATATTTATCTACTATAGGTTTAGCATCATTACCTGCAGCAATGTCTGGGGCTAGGCTCATAAAACGTTTTGCAACACTATTGCGGATATTTGACTGATACTGCTCAATTAATTGAGTAGCAACTTGACTATTTCCAGTTCCAATAATTTTGGCTATTGCAGGCGCTGCTTCTTCAAATGTGGGTGGTTTTTCAAAGTTATTGTTACTAACTTGAACCATAGCATCATAAATAGTTTTGGCTGCTCCACCAATTTTTCCCATATTCCAATCTTTTTGTGGAAAGTTAACGGCTAAGTAATTAGCCATAAATTGTTGTTGCTCTTCTGGAGTAAATCCTTCGCCAGCAATCATTGTTTCGCTAGTGGTTACTGGTTCGTACTGTTTTACGCCTTCAGCATTAACAAGCGGTTTAAACTTAGGTTTTCCATTTTTGTCTTTTTCTTGTTTGCCAGTTTTGCTATTGTACACTGGCACCATAACAACTTGATTACGCGCTTTAGTAGAAGGAGTTTGAGCCTTTACTTCTGCGTTCCATTTCTTCTGAAAATCTGTTATTAAGTCATTACCAGGAGCAATGTTGTACGCTAGCATAAAGGCGTCAGTTAGGGCATTTGTAGCATCACCAAGGTCTTTTAACTGTAATGCTCTGCTGATTTGAGTGCTAAACTTAGTAGTAGTATCTACTTGCTTAGGACCTGTTCCTGGGCGTGCGCCTAAGGCAGAAAGGAACTGGATTACATCTGTTTGACCCATTGCAAGCGAGTCTTGGATAGCCTTGGTAAGACCAGACTGGTCAGCGCCTTCTACGACACCTAGAGGGCTTTTACCCTTAGAATATCCTTTAGCCCGTAGAAGAGCCTGTAATTCTTGAAAAGCATTATTAAATTTAGTTCCAGCACTAGGAGCAGTTCCTACAAGTCCAGCATATAGTTTGTTGAACTCACGTGCTTTTGCTAGTGGGTCAGTTGCTCCTAAGTATGAAACGTATGGGTCTCTAGCCAAAGCCTCAGGTGTTAAGAGTACTTGTTGGCTTATTGACTGAAAAGCAGTCTTAGTTTGCTGATAAGAACCTTGTCCTGTTTGGTATTTCCTTACATCAGATGGCCCTGGGCTTGAGGTGAACTGCTCTGCCATTTACCTAACCTTCCAGTTGTGAGGCGAATACGCCATAGTACATACGTCTAAATGATGGATTTTCTGACATTAACATCTCTGCTTTAGCCACAAGGCTATCACGCAAGATAGTTGCGTATCCGCCTTTAGCCTTAATACTTGCATAATTAGATACTTTTAAATCCTGAAGTAGTTTTTGGAACTCTACGAACATAGGATAGAATTCGCTAATTTGACTGTAAACTGGTGATTCAGCAAAGGCTGGGTCTTGTAACGCTTTTCCAATTCGGTCAACTTTTTCAAAAGCAGTACTTGTTCTAACAGTCTCAGGTGGTTTTCCACCAAACTCTGTATCAAGTTGGGCTATCTGGTCTGTGTACCAGAATTGTGTATATCCACCAGCAATTTGGTCTTCGGCTATCTGGTCTTTACGCATAGCGTAAATCATACCTTCGGCTTCGCGCTCTAACTCATCTGCTGATAAAGCCCTACGAACTCCGCTTCTCTTTTGCCAGTTATAGTACTTTACAGCAAACTCTCCCCCACCAGGGAAGAAGTAGGGGACAACATCAGATGTTGATTTAGCATATACATCTGCGGTATCTGGATTATTATTTAAAAATGTCCAAGCATCGTCAGTTCCACTAACAGAAGAAGTGCTTTCAGTAAGAGCAATCATAATGTTATTCTTACCAAAAGTATCAGCGAGTTGACGCACTGCTGCGCCGTAATCACCAGGATTCTCTTCCTGAATCTTGTTCCAATACTGGTACAACATAGTTCCAGTCATAAACTTCATCTTGTTATCAGGATTCTTTATTTTTGCTAGTATCTCTGCTTGAGGTGTAGCAGGTGAGATGCTCTGGAATAATGCTTGCCAAATACCCAAAGACTTAGATAAACGTTCAGCATCATTGAATAGTTGATTCCTTACAGAGTCATTAGATAACGGGTCTTCCCCGTACTCACCTGTAGATGCTAGATAAGATGCCCAGTCTTTGATACCACGATTAACTAATGTAGAATCGCCTATAGCATAAAGGAATGTCTTTTTTAGCCAAGATGGAAAGACTACATCTGCTGGGCTTTGTATAGCACCAAAAGGTGTAACAATATCACGTAAGACATCGTATCCTGAACCAAAATTATTTATCCTACCAGACATAACAAAGGCCATTTGACCAGCGGGACCAATGCCAGGTATAAGCGGATTAGCCTGTCCAAATGCTAAGTTTAGTGATTGTACTGGAGCAGTTATTTGTAGCGCATCGCGCATATCAATATTTCTGCCAGCCAAAGCACCTAGTACGCTACCAACTAATGGCATTTTAAACTTGTAGTCTTCGCTGTTAGGGTCTCTGTAAAAGAATCCTTGGTCATCATCGTATGTCATTCCTGTGACATCGTAGATAGTATTAGAACCTTCTTTTGTTAAAGAATCAAACGCTTTAGCAAAACGATAAATAGGAACTGGATTCTTAAAAGCCAACTCGCCCCATTTGTATAGAGTGTTTGTGTGGGCTTGTGCAAACGGGAATACTAAACGTAGCGCTTGAGCCCATTGTTTTTGTCTAGCAGCATCGTAGAATAACGTTGATACTCTTTTACTAGCCTCTGTAGCAGCAATACTGTCAATATTCTGTAGAGTGTGAGTCCCAAGAAGGTCTCCACTCTTTTCACGTCTAGCAATTTCTCTTTCAATGGTTCTAAGAACAGGGTTAACAGGACCAACACCACGAGCCTTACCGCCAATAACTTTGCTTATAGGAGCAAGAGCCTTAACGGCAGTAGGCTGTAACTTTTTTAAATCATCTAAACTGAGAAATCCTGAATATTTGCCAATACTGTCCCAGTATGAAATAATATATTCAGGTCCAAAGTTATATTTACCTTCAAACTTAGCAGCAATTCCAAAAAATGAATCAATAATTTCACTTAATCTTTTACCACCAGGCATCATTGAATAGACTGGCTTTTGAACAATTACTGTAGAGTTAGTTAGGTTTTCTCGTTTGATAGTTTTTTCTAGGACTTCTTTGAATTTTTTCTCAAGAATACCTAACTGAGCAGGAGTCTTTACTCCACCAGTCAACCAAGGTGACTTAAGAGTTACAAAATTACCAGCCTCAGTTGCAACCTTTGCTTCACCAGCAATGATGTCCATAATGATATTAGAGGCGCTACCGTTACCAGCAACAGCCTTAATGCGGTTAGCATAAGTTTCATTACCAGGTGTTTCATCAAATAGATACTTAAAAATGTTTTCAAGATTTAAATTATCTTTAGATGGAGCCTTTTCTGAGTCCATCAAAAAGATTCTTTTAATTCCTGGATTCTTTTCGAATGCACCAAAGGTCATATCCCGAATAGGGTTTCCTGGTTTATCAAATTCATTTATAAGGCGTGTTGCAAAAGCCCTCTTTGCGTCTTCATCACCTAATTGCATAAGTCTAGCCACAGCAGAGTATAAGTCATCTACTGAATAACGGTTTAATACAAACGATAGACCTTCATAGTAATCTGGAGAAGTACTATCTACTAAACTATAATCTTTAAATATCTCTGCTTTACGGCTTTGTTGATAATCAGATACTGATTCTCTGCGAAGAACTTGTAGTTGAAAACCTTTTACACCATCTGATACATCGCCATCGGTTAAATCCATAGGCAAAAATTTATTACCTAAAGCATCATATTGATATCTTCCGACTTTTTCTGCTATCTTGTTAAGCGGACCAGTCTTGCCTGATGTAGCCATAACGAAAGAAATAAACTGGAACGGATGACTAAAAATGCTGGCGTGACCAGAAAACATCTGGCGCATCTGCATTTCACCAATGTTACGAAGAATATAAGATACGCGGAATACTAACTGAGCAGTTCTCCAAACATCGCCTAGTTCTTCTGCTAGGGCTCTAGTGGCTCTTGTTTTATTTCTTAATTTAGATTTTTCATAGCGCAAAAACGCTTTCATAATTGCTTGGCTATCAGGCAAGAAGGCTGTACTCTTTAACATCTGGTCTAGCCCTACTGCTGCTCCTAATGAAATAGGTTCATCTCCAGCAAATGGAATGAATGAAGGTGTTTCGCCCATAGCACGTTGGATAGTTGAATATTGTTCTCCAACATTTCTTTCAGAAGAACCTAGTTTAATTACTTTTGCTAAGTCTGCAGATTCTTCTGCTGATAAACCCATTTTGGTTGCTATCATCTTGGTCAAATCGACCATACCCTTATCGATTATAGCACCACGTTCTACAGCGCTTTCAGCCTTGTATAACTTGCCTAAAAGGTCATCTATAAATGCTTCTTGAGCCTTAGAGCCAATAACTATTTTAAACTTAGCAGAACTTACCCAGTTCTCTACGGCTTGTACGGTTCTAGTGCCATCACCAAGGTTTACTGCGGTAGAACGTACAAAGTATCTACCAAAGACTCTATCTAACTTCTCTGCTACCTTTACAAGTTTTAAATCTGAAGAGTCAACTAGTTTCATTGCTGGATTGGCTAGTATGCCAGTTTGAGCACGTAACGACAAAGAACGAAATACCTGAAGGTCAGCCATATCAGGATTCAAAATCGAAAGAAAAGTTGCTAGAACTTCATCGGAAGTTTTAGCAGCAGCCAAAGCCTTAACTGTATCATATTCAAGTTTATTACCAAAGAAACGTTGTATTGTTACAGGGTCTGTTTCTTTTGCTACGATTTCAGCAATACGAGAAAAGTTTCTGCCAAGTAACCATTTAAGTGGCTTAGAGAAGTCTTCTGCTAAGTTACCGCCAAAGTAATCAGTAAGACCAACTTGGCTACTTATCCACTCACGTAGAATGTTCTTTTCTGATAACTCAGAATTAATTTCTACGATTCCACGTAGACCTTTATACTCTGGGTCACTTAATAATCTAGTTGCTGTTGCAGTATCTTGATTTGCTACTTCGCGGAATATGTCAAGTTCTTTGACTCTTTCGGCAAAGGTATCGCGCTCAACTATAGCCTTGTCTAGGTCTGCTTGTGCCTTTGCAATAGACTCGTCATTAGTCTTAAGTCCCTGTACTAATTTAAGCATATTAGGACCAAGGTTAGTTGGGTCAGCAATCTCTGCTAGGGCGTTGCCAATTTCTGCTTGTACAATTCCATAATATGGCTTGTTTGCGCTTAGTAAGAATCCACCAGTTTCTCCATAGATACTACGTACGTTAGCAATAGCATCCCAGTCCCAAATTTTAGACATTTCATCAAAAGCCAACTGCATTGCTTTAGTGCTACCAGATGCACCAATCTTTACAAAGAAATCACTTAGTGTTCTAAAGTTACCTGGTTGGTCATTAAAAAGTGTAGCCCAAGCATAACCCTTAAGAGACATAACATCTTCTTGCGATAATTTAGTAACATCAGCAAAGATGTCTCTAATTGGACGTTCTATGCTTGTATCATCTGCAAGTGCCTTCAAGGCATCTAAAAATTGGGTACGGCGTAGTTGTTCAGCCTGAAATGCTTTACCAGTAAAAGAACTTAAGTCAGCAGTAAGGTCTAATACTTCTAAAGGTTCATCGGTAAGAGCAGTTACAAAATACTCATCAAGACCGTGTGCTCCGATAGAAAGTTTACCAGCAGAAGGTAGTTCATCTAATATGATGTTACCTTCAGCAAATCCTTTGGTATTCTTAGCATCTGCGCCAAGTTTACCAATAGCCCTTACGAGTTCTCCGCTTTGGACTTTATCATTAGTTGAAATATATCTTGTGATATTTTCAACTGAAAGTGTCTCTTGAGCGATAGGACTTTTCTTTAATCCTTCTCCGCTTATTTTAGTAACATTTAAAATAGTGCCTAAAGTTTTAGAAAGCGCATCAGACTTTTGTTTTTCAACTTCGAGAAGTTTACGTTCTTTCTTTAAAACTCTATCTTCGACTCGTTTAGCATTTTTCTTTACTAAATCATAACGTGTACGCTCTAAACCAGTAATTGCAGCATCTAAATCTTCTAAACGCTTAGCCTTTGGTTGGTTAAAAGGCTCTGCAGCCTTAACCATATCACGAATTTTTTTGCTTTCTCTAGCACCTTTACCAAGTGTGCCAAAAGCAAGATAGGTTGTAGGGTCTGCTGCTAAATTTAAAGTAGCATCAATAAGTCCTGAAATCACTTTATATGCAGTTTGGTCAGGAGTTGCGCCTATTGATTTAGCAGCAAAACGTCCAATAGTAAAAGATTCACCAAAAACTTTGCCATAAGCGCTCATAGCCTTGGCTTGGTCTTTGCCAACACGACTTTCAGGGTTAATAAAGAACCCAGAACCTGTATCTACACCTGGTTTGCCACCAAGAACATCAGAAATTAACGCTCCAAGTTGTGTTTCTTTAACGTAAAGAGGCTTTGGCATCTTTCCAGTTGAAATATCGCGCACTGCAGCAGTAAGACTGTCATAAGGATGACGTAACGCAGCAAAAGTTAGGCGAGTAGCGCCTTTAAATGGGTCATAAATAACATTACGGAATGTATCTCCAATAGCGCCAAGAAAACCACGGTCTTTTTTAACTGTAGATTTAATTTTTTCTAAGTTTAAAGCATCGTTTTTAAGTTGCGAGATGCCATCCATAGATACAATCTTGCCAATTCCAGGCGTATTAACCGTAAGTCCTTGGCTAACCATAGCCATTACTAGGTCTTTACTCATACCAGGATATTTATTAACTATTTCTTCAAAGTTAGTATACATCTCTGGTTTCAGAGTATTCATCTGAATAGCAATTCTACGGCGCAGAGAGTCTTGACTATTGTTATAGACAGCCTGTGCAGCAGGACCTAGAGTAGGTTGTTTTAATTCAGCCACTACTTAGCCCCGTTTTTCTTCGTTGAACGCTTCTACAATTCTAGCAAGTTGTGGAGTTGGGTTAGCAAGATACATAGCACGGGCTAGTAACTCACCTTGATTAAAGTCATCAACAGGTGTCATTAAAGCAGAACGGTCACGACCAGGACCACCAGCAGCGCCATCAGAAAGTGGCACTCCCTCTTCACCTGCTGCCATTAAATCAACAGGGGGCAAAGAGTTAGCAAGAGGGTTAGCAGGTGCAGGTTCTGCTACTTTAGTAATAGCACCTTGTGATAATTCGCCTAGTTGCTTGCGTTGTCCATAAGTACCGCCAGAAGCCTCAGCAATATTTTTGCCTTCTCTTTGAATTTTTTTTACGTTACCTAAATCAGTTCTACGAGATAGTTGCGCTGGACCACTTGGTAAATCTTGCATTGACATAGTTTAGTCCTCATCTTCGTCGAAATCATCCAGCGGGTTTTTAATTGGGTCAGTTGGGTCAATTATCCAGTCAGGGTAACTTGACCTATCCATAGCAAATGCTAAAGCAGTAGATTCATCCATACCTGCTTTGCGTAATGAATCATAAACTTCTTTAGTTGCAATAGCCCAGAAATCTAATTTAGTTAGAATTGGTTCTTTAATTGTCCTAGGTCGTCGTGTCATTTTCTTGACGACTTTCTTGATTGGCTTTTTCTTAGTAGCCATATTAGCCTGCTAATCCAGCCAAGATACTTGCTAGGTCATTAGGAGTAGTAGGGGCTCCGCCAGAGGCGCCAGGAGCGACTGGGGACGTAGGCGTCTCAACTGGAGCCTGTGTGCCTGGCGGAACCGTTTCTTCCTGCATAGGCTGTTCAGGCGCGGGTTGCGGTGTAAATACAGCCAGTGCAGCAGCCTCTATCGTGTCCCCTTTGCGACGACGTTCAATGACGTCAGCAATTTTTTGAATTAGCATAGATGGGTCTTGACCTTGAGCAGCCATAGCAGGAATTGCTTGGGCTGTTGCTGTTACAGCAGCGGCTAGATTGCTACGCATTTTTTCGATTTCAATACGTTGTTCTTCCATAGAAACGTTAACGTTCCACGGTAATTCACGTCGTATGAAATCCTTGGATACTAAATCAGCACCAAGTGCTTGAAGAGAGAAAATCAGAGCGCGCGATGGGTCAAGTCCTGCCATTAAACCATAACGTACTTCAATAGAAGTGTCACCTTTAATGTCTTTGCTTGGTGTGTACTTTAACTCGTACGGAGTACCCTGCGCTGTGCCTCTGACATTCTTTTCTTTATCGAAAAGGATTTCGTCCATTTCGAAACACGTTTTTAAGACATCCTCTAGTGTTTCACCAAGGATAGTCTGTCCTGCTTTAATCTGTGAATCAAAAGCACCAAGTAGTGCTTGTACACCTTGTCCAGTAATAATGCTGGCATCAATGTTACCAGTTCTGCCTTCAGGATAACGAGCACCTAAACGTAATTCTGCTTGTAGGGCTGCTTGTTCCTGGAATGCCGCTGGTGGCATATCTAGTCTTACTCTACCAACACCTGCTGGATTAGAAGTACGAATAATTGAATCTGGACCCATAGGAAGGTCAACAACATCAGAAGGAACAACCAATGGTGCTTGGATTGACTTCTCTGCTGCTTCCATAGCAAGGTTAGCAAAGCGAGCACGGGCAAGTTGTACATAAAGTACATCATCAAACTGTCCACGCATTTCATCGTCAATTGTAGGACGCTTTGCAATGTAGACAGTCATCCTACCAAGAAGGTTAGGTGCTGCGTTTAAAACAAAATTACCTCTGCTAGGTAGATAAAGAGCAGTAACATCTTTATCGGTATAGCGAATCATTTCAACCATTGAGTTTGTATCTTGGTTGAATCCATCACGTCCAAGTAGGAACGGTGCGTACTCAGGATATTCTACTGCAAGTTCACCAATAGTTTTGTAATAACGCTTTGCGTATGCTACGCATCTACCAAATCTATCAAAGTCTGGATAGACACCCATAGGGTCTTCTATACGAATACGAGGTAGGTCTGCCTCAAAGTCTGGCTCTACGTGAATTGGCAAGAATCCATAAGTAAAATACCAGTCAGCACCAGAATACATTTGAGACTGTAAGCGTGAGTGATAGATGTAATTGTTTGCAATCATCGTACGCTTGTCAGCAAATGCTCGGGCTTTGTCGCTATTAACGTTCAATGCTGAACAGTTAAAAGATGGCAATGGCGCTAGTACTTCAGCCAAATCACGCGCTGCAACATCAACGAAGTTGGCAACCATAGACTTGTCCATACCTTCAGGAAACAGGTCTGGGTAGATTTCACCCATATCTCCCTTGCGTACAGCAAGGATATCCGACATACGCGCATCGCGGTCAGAGTTACGCATCTTGATATTATCGACGCGCCGCGCTATAGAGTGGATATCAAATTCCATTATAGTCCTATTCGTACATAGACAACTCATAATCGTTCACATTAACTGTGTAACGGTTATCTAGTTGTCTTCTTGTAGCCCATCTATTTGAGATATGGCTTTGGTTGATACTAGCATTACTTATCATTTCTCTGGCACGTAATTCACAGAACCAGAGAGCCATCACACAGTCAGTCTTACCTTTAGTATCAGGAGTCCAGGTTATAAGTTGCTGGATTAAAACCTTGATACCTTCAGAGTTATCCTGTGACGGTAATTCTATTAAGTTATCTTTTTGATGTACATTGTTTCGCATAGTACCAAACAACCCACTCATAGCCGCTACGCCGAATGCAGTATCCCATTTGTTCTTACCAGTAAACTGGCTGGAGAACCTGACTCCGTTAGAAGCCAAGTAAGAACGCAGGTCATCATCTAGCGCGTATGCTTTCTGGTGTGCGTTGATTTCAATACGTAATTCTTGTGGGTGATATACGTTAGTCCAGTCTTCAATCAACTGGCGAATCTTCTGAGGTGTTGGGTCTGACATATTGATGCAGTCAAGTACATACCTCTTGCGAGTGTTACGGTCTACTGTCATCATAACAGCAGCAGTATTACCCGTCATAGCAGGGTCTAGCCCCATTATGGTATACCAAGACCCATACTCACGAGGATGCCCGTTAGAGCCAGGCTTTAGAGGTCCCCTTCTTCTGAGTCTGTTAATCGTACCCTGAACACATACAGGGGAAAATATTGAATCTTCTTGGACATCTTGCTGTTGATACACAAGAGCCCAAGCCGAGGGACTAACTTCGGAACGTCTGCGAAAGAGTGCTGGTCCATCCCATTTAGGATAGAGGCCGTTCTCATCAGGTTGAATATTTTCATCTGAGCCTTCCCAAGGGATATGACTTTTGGGCCATAGAGTAACCCAGTTTTTAGGGTCTTCATCTAACTCTAAAACCGCTGGCATAGAAAAATACGTAAAAGGAGTTTTACCGCTTGTCCAGTGGTCGCCATTGCGAATCTCACGGTATAGGTCGTTAGAGGCTATACGGGTTCCTACAATGAGCAGTTTACCAGAATCACCAAGACGGGTAACTACATCTCGCTGGAGCCAGAGGAGTTGCTTCTCCCATTCGTGTGCGTTGGATGTCGTAACAACGTCATCAAGGATAATGAGGTTTGAGCGTGCTCCTGTAATTTGTCCACCAATACCAAGGGCTTGTACTGTCGGGTCTTTTTCCGTCGAGTCGCGGCTGAGGTAAATCCTATCAGCCTTCCAAGTATCGGCATCTTCTTTCCATCCCCCACTGCTGCCATAGACAGCCTGTAGTTTTGACCAACGCTCGTGGCTCAACCTTTGCTTAATAGAGTAGAGATACTCTTTAGCGCGTTCTTGAGTCTTAGAGACAATCGTAATCTTGATATTCGGGTCCATCGCAATTCGATAGACGCAGTAGTTAACTGTGATGACTGTTGACTTGGCGTGCTCAGGGGGTACATTTACCAGCAATCTCTTAGGGCTGGCTGGCTCATAAGTCATCGAAGGGTGTAGGTAGGACGGCTCGCGCCCCTCAAGGACATCTATCCAGGACCTGTGATGGGGGAAGATAGGGGAGTCTAAGAACTCAGACGAGAACTCCTCGAAACCTATCTTAAACTTTGCATCCCCCGTGACAATGCTGAGGGTACGCTCGCCTTCAATCCTGGCGGCTTCAAGTTGTTTGATGAACTTTTCATCTTTGCGCCAGTCTTTCATCACGTCAGGCTTCCTACCAGAGCGAGCAATCGCATCCTGGAGGTCTAACCCTTGACGGACAAAATCTAATACCTTGGCTTTAGCCTCTCGGAGTTTAGCCACATTATGGTGCTCTTGACCACCCTTAGCAGCCATATAAAACCTCCGTAATAAAATCCCCCTTCTCCCCCCATCCTTCGCTCCTCTGCGCCGCCCCACC